CGAATCCAATCGGACGCCTGTGCGACATGGGCGCACGGCATGGGGCGGATGTGACAATCCGCCCCACCGGACGCGGATTGGCATGCAGCTTCGAATGCCCGCGATGCGGGCGTACCATAGCCGCATGCCAAATATCCGATGACGGCAGCATCATATTCAGTGTGTGGGGTAGAATAATAACCACGCGCATCGTCGGACTGGCATGCGCAATCATCGGAAAAAACCTAGGAAAGGGACACGAATGCGTGACACATTCCTCACAGTCGCACGCGGAGCAATCGCCGTCATGGTGGTTATCATGCTCGCGTTCGCATGGTTTTGCGAATACGCGAACACGCCAGTGCATTACACGACGATTCAGACCGTCGACGAAGGCGGTTTCGAACATGACTGCTTGGTCGCGACCTACAAGAAGGACATGAGACTTGACTGCACCCATCCAAACGATTGAGAACCAAGCCCGCTCAATCCAAGAAGAACTCGGACGGCATCTAGAGGCACTGCCTGACGATTACGGCAATCCGAAGACGCTGAAGGCGCGAATGGACTTGCGCAGGGCGTATAATGCTGCTACGGACATCGTGGAACTCGCGATGCGGTTAAGATTGGAAAGACTGGTATGAACTTCAAACGACACTTGAACAAGCGAATCCGCCTAATGGAAGGAGTGGAACCGAATGCGACCGGTACCGGAATGGGAGGCCCTGAAAGCTCGTCTGGAAGCACCGCGGCCACGGCACAGCAGGAGCCGACAATCACCCAAGCCCAGCTCGACGCCATCATCAGCCGAAAGCTCGCCAAGGAACGCGAAAAGCTCGAAGCAGCCCAGAAAGCAGCCGAAGACGCCCGAAAGCTAGCGGAGGAAACCGAAGCGCGTGTCAATGAGGCCCGCGAGAAAGGCATCAGCCTTGGCCTGCTACAGGCGAAACGCAACTCCATCGCAGAACAGTACGGATTGAGCGCCGACCTGCTGCCGGTCGAGGAAGACAAGCTCGACGCCTTCGAAAAGCAGCTCGCGGCAAGCATCAACAGCCGCACGCGCGTCACGCCAGTGACCGTCGAACCGGCCACCAAGACCCCCGACTGGATGGGCGCCGCGCATGCGTGACATCCGAATCCTCAGCATGATGATGCGCGACGAAAACGTTCCGGCAACCTTCTCAATCTTCGACGATGACATAGTGGTGGCAACACCAACGGAATTGGACGAAAACGAGAAAGACAAGCTGGTAAAACGTTTTGCCGAACGCATCCTACAGCTGGGACTCTCCATGTACAACTGGAAGGAAAAGGATTGACCGACGAACTGAAGCCGCTCGCCACCGTCGAAGACACCGAGATATACCTGCGCCACAAAGTGCCCATCGACCTCGTGGACTATGAAGAACGCAAACGCGGAGCCGCATCCAACGTGCTCCGCATGATGTACCGCAACCAAGGCGACGACTTGGACAAGCAGGTCACGGAAGACCCGCTCACCCGCCAAATGGTCGCCGACATCATCGGCGTCAGTGTCGCACAGGACGTGAACCGCAAAGCATCCATGGCCGAAAGCGACACTGACCTGAGCGCGTTCAAAACATTCACCCAAACGGCGGGCGGCTACAGTTTCACCGGCGAATGGCGAGGCAACACGGACGACGTGTTCTTCACCAGCAGCCAACTCAAGCAACTGGGCGTCGGACGCGCCACCATAGCAAGGTTCCAACTCTGATGCACTACGGACTCAAAACACACGAAATCACCATCACCACCGGCGACGGCCAACACACCGTCAAAGGCATCGTGACCGCGAACACCACAAGCGAAGACACCGGCACCTTCGACAACATGACCGAAGCGGACTCGCTCACCGTCCACGTCACCACACCCGACACGCCACCCGAAATCGACGGCGGCGAACTCGAATATTATGGGAACACCTACCACGTCACCTCAACCAAACCGCCAATCGACCCCGAAAACAGGGTGATGTTCAACCCGTTCAAATGGAGCTTCAACGCGAAGCAGGTGCAATACTGATGGCAAGACTCAAAGGCGCCAAAATCATGGTCGCCGCACCGAACGCGGCAACCAACATCGTGATGCAGTCGGCGGGATTCCAACAGGAGTCACGCCGCGTCGCATCACGAATCATGCCACAGCTGCGAATGGACTCATACAGGGGTAAGCCGCCATCCATGACCACATACCGCACGCTCAGCAGCTTCAAAGGCACGCGCCGCGCGGGAACGGAAATCAAATACTACAAGACGCCGCATTCCGGCGACACGCTGAAAGGATTCGGACTGTGAGCAAAGACAACGAAATCGTCAACGACATTATCAACGGACTGGCCCAGCGTCTCGACATGCGCGTATACGACAAGTATCCGACCGTGAAAACCACCACCCAATATCCGCTCATCATCGTCACCCGCCAGAACGCGTCCGACACCACCCCATACATCCGACACTTGGACATCGCCATCACCGTGGTGACACGCGAACTCTCAGGCGGAACCGACAACACGCTCAGCGCCGAAATCGGCGACGCGCTGACCGACTGGTACAACCAGAGCATGTGGGACATCATGGGCGCCCCACTGCTCAACACCACCGACGTCCAGCCGACCAAAGACGGACGCACGTCAACCGTCTACGACTACCAGTTGGAGTACCTGACTTGAAGAGCACACAGGAGTCGGTCGAAGACCTCATGGAAATACTTTCACCGGCCGCAAAAGACATCATCACCGACGAACAGGTACGACAAGCCCAAGCAGCAGCCAGCAGCGGCGACAAGCACATGGCCGGTGAAGTCTTGGGAGACATCTGGAAGCAGGTCGCCGAAAAATCCGCTGGACTGGGACTAGAACGGCTCGACTCCGAAGCTTTCGGCAAGAAAATCGGATGGCTCACAAGCCAGCAGCGTTCCGAAAAAACAGTCAGGGACTTTCTCGCCAAATACAAGCGCGAACTGGCTATACAGCCGATGCAGGAGGCGACCAACAACCTGTTCGCCATCGACTCGACAACGGAAGTAGTGCGCGAATCCGTAGGCGAAACATGCCAATGGTGTCTCGGACTGTGCGGAATATGGCACCCATACGACGCGAACCATTACGGCGTCTGGACGCGACACGCCGGATGCGACTGTAAAATCTACGTAAGGAACAGCCTCACATGACGCCAACCATCAACAACACCGACCCCCAATACGTCGAAAGCCCGACGCACCGCGCCATCGTGAAAACCGAAATGGTACGATGGTATCGAGAACAACGCTACCAAATGGCTGAACAGTTAAGGAGGATTTATGGCAGGGAAGACTGAAGAAGCCCTCTCAAGCCGCATGGAACAGGTCAACGGACTCATCGACAAAGCCTACTCGGACATGGAAGAGTACGCGCGAAGAGCCGAAACCAACGACGATGACCGCGAATACAACATGAGCATGTCAATCAACGCTCAGAAAAGCTACATCGGTTTCATGCAGCTGCTCATGACCATGACCAAAAACTTCGACGAAGCGGTGAAGGTCGATTCGCACAAAAGCAAGACCACCGCCGCCAAAGCGCCGAAAACCACTCTTCAGAAACTCATCGCAAAGGAAGCGAAACGCTCATGACACTCACCATCGTGGACGAACAGGCAATCTCATTCCCGTGGATTGAACTCGTCAAGAACGCATACTCCATGCGTGTTCGGGTCAGCAACTTCAGTGCGGTCGGCAAACGCAGCTTCACCCGCATCCTCTCCAAAGCGGTCGGCGGCGTCAACTCCTACTTCCTCATGCAGGACGGCGACCCGCTCAGCACCGACTACCTCCCATCCGCAGACCTACAATTGGAAAAGGTCGCCGCAGTAGGATTGGACGGACGCTGCTATGACGAGAACGCGGAGGAAATCAACGAAAACCTCCGATGCCTCACCCTCAGCCACGCGCCCGTCACCGACCAAGCCGTACTGTTGGCGCAGCGGGCAATGGTCATCGAAGGACTAATCTCCCAAAACCTCGAACACCTCATGCTGCCCGAACCAGTCGTGGTCGGCACCTCCCCAGACGTGGTAATCAAATCCACCCCAAGCAAGAGCGCGTCCGATTGGACGAAGTTCGACGCCAACGACGACCACGACACCATCGTCCGGCCGGAAGTCAAACGACTCAGCCAATGGGATAACGGACAGCTCAAAACACTCCTGCAAAACACGGTGCTCAGCTTCCAAATGGAAACCGGACTCCCACCGCAGGACGCGCAGATTCTGGACACGCTCGGAGCGACCACCCAATCGTTGGTGTCGAACCGTGAAAGCTTCGTCAGCCGAGTCTCCATCATCAAACAGGATTTGGACGCCGTGTTCGAACCGTTGGGCATCGCCCTCGACTACGACCTCACGTTCCCGCAGACCGCGCAGGACATCGCATCTATCGGCGACGCCTACGGCAAAGGCGCCGACTCCGACGTACTCAAGAAATATCAGGTGGTATGACATGCTGGTAAAGAATCCAAATTGGAGGGCGAACGTCCGCCCCACATCCGACGTGGCAATCATGGCCGCCGAATACGTGAACTGGGGTCGTGGAAACGCAATCCTCCCGTTCCAAGTCGAATTTCTGAACAACGCCTTCCAACGCAAGAAGGACGGCACTTGGAAATACAAGCGTGTCGCATTGAACATGCCACGACAGAACGGCAAGACCAAAATCCTCACCGCCCCAATCCTCTACTACCTGTTCGTGCTCGGTCTGAACGTGCTCGTCACCGCGCACGAGCAGATTGCCGCCAACAAAATCATGGAGGATTTGAAAGACGCCATCGATTCGAATCCCGAACTGAAAGCCGAAGTCACGCATTTCAGCACCACCATGGGTCGCGAGCGCCTACAGTTGAGGAACGGCGCGTTCGTCCGATTCCGCTCCCGCAAGAGCGCTTCCGCAGGCATGGGCGGCACGTTCGATTTGGTCATCTTCGACGAGGCGCAGGAACTCCGCTCCGAATACGAGGCGATGATTACCAAGACGTTGAAGACGCGCAGAATGGCGATGATAATCTACACGGGCACACCGTTCCTCCCCTCATCCATCGGAGACACGTTCAACGTGTTCCTCGACAATGCGGAAAACGACGACATGTCGTATGCGGTACGCTACGGCATCGACGACGAAACGGCCGACATCGAGGATGAACAGTTGTGGGCGCTCACCAACCCGCTCTACCCGGACGTGATTCCACGCGAAGCGTTCCTCACCGACGTGGCTATAGCCAAACAGGGCGACGCGGACGGACTCATCGACTTCCGCATCCAAGACTTGGGCCTATGGTGGGCGGACAGCATTCCTCCGGCAATCCCGATGGACTTGTGGGACAGCGCATACTCCGACCTCCAACATGACCGCGATACGCTCGTCTATGCGCTCACCTTCGACCCGACCACTAGCACGCTCGCCCTGTCCGTGGCCGCCAACACCGAAGAGGTGACGGTCGGCTCGCAGCATTACGACAAGTGGGCGTACATCATCGGCGAAATCGTGGACGAACGCCCCACCACCGAATCATGGCAGTGGGTCACGGACGAGCTGAAGACGCGCCCACGCAAGACCACGCTCATCTTGGACGCTGGCGGATTGAACAATCCGATAAAGGACATGCTGCCCCGCGGACTGAACGTCATCCAATTGACCGGCGCCGAATTCCTTGCCTCGCAGCAAGGATTCCTCGACCTGCTGAACGAAGGACGGTTCAAGCATACGAACAATCCGCAATTGACCGCCGAAGTGCAGAACGCGCAGAAACTCAAATCCGGTTCGGATGACCAGTGGAAGTTCGCTCCGATACGCAAGAACGAAACCACGGCCGGGTTGAAGGGCGTCAGCATCGCCGCATGGTATCGCGGCGTCAACCGTCCGAAGGAACGCAAGGTCAGGGAGGTGATTGCCTGATGGGCAAGGATACGGGACTCTACCATCGGAACCGCGCCATCCTGCGCGAACGCACCAAACGGACGGGAGCGCCCTGCTATTATTGCGGCGCGCCCTTCTATTGGGGTCGCAATACCGCGCACCCATTGTCGTTCACGGCAGACCATGTGATACCGCGCGCGGCTGGCGGCAGCGACAGGATGGGCAATCTCGTGCCCGCGCACATGCAATGCAACCGCGCCAAGTCGGACCGTATAGCAAGCCCCGTGACACGCCGAACACGAACCGCGACGAGAATGTGGTAGAATAAATACCGTTACGCAGCAATGTGTAGCTCCTCTCTTGTGATTTCGGTTTGCACAGCACCCCGTTTGACGAAAGTCAAGCGGGGTGTTATGCTATGTCTTGGAGATAGTCGGTTAGACGATAAGAGTTTCGTCCGTCATGCCGAACCGACCGTCTCCCCAAAAATGTACCGACTTGAACCGCCCAGCACAGTCGTTAAACAATGCAGGGCATACCCACTGGCAACAGTGGGGTCGAGGCTCACACAGCCGGAAGCAATCGTGGCAGAGGCCGAGTCGGGGCCGCAATACAGAAGGCCGACACCATCCACCTCAACCACGAAAGGCAGTCATGTCTCTAGCGACAATCGAACTGAAGCCGGGCTTCGTTGACCGCAAGCTGATTTCCAACCAGCCCGCGGCCGGAGCCATCGCCAAGATTTCCAACAGCACTCCAATCGACCTCATCGGCACGCAGATGCAGACCATCGACTTCTCCGGCGAAATGGGCATCTTCGGCGAAGGAGCCACCGGCGAAACCGATGCCGAAAAGAAGAAGAAGTCAAACGACGCCACCAACGGTGTCGTGACCATCAACCCCATCACCTTCTACATCTCATACCGTTTCCCGAAGAAGTTCCTCCAACTGTTCGGCGTTGACGGCGCCTACAATCCGACCGACGCCACCTTCCGCGCCGGTTCCCCGCAGACCATGCTTCAGAGCATCCTCGCACAGCCGTATCAGGCCGGAATCCTCGACCAGTACCGCACGTATGTGAACCGCGCAATCAGCCGCGCACTCGACTTCGCCCCCATCTTCGGCGTCAACCCGGCGACCAAGGCCGCGTCCACCGTCGCACGCACCAACGGATACGTGCTCGACCAGGCCGGAAACATCGACTATACGCCGGGCACCGGAGCGGAAGCGGCCACCGCGTTCAAGCAGGCCGTCCGTCAGGTCGCCGCACAGGGCGACGCGTCCGCGCAGGGCATCACCACCTCCGCATACTTGGCCGCAATCGGTGACGGCCTCACCACCATTGGTACGCCGACCCAGTATGCCGCCGACGTTCCGCTCATCGGCAACATGGTCAACCTTGGCGGCGTCACCCTCGCAGCCTCTAACACCGTATCCGACACCGGTGCGGCCACCGGCTCCGGCCAGCTGACCCAGAAGGTGCTCGATGCGGTCATCGGCGACTTCGCCAACCGTTTCGTCTGGGGCGCAATCCCGCTGTCCGGCATCGAAGTGTTCGACTCCGGCAACCCGGATAATTCCGCCGAAGGCGACTTGGGCGCCGTCAACAAGGTGATGCTCCGCACCGAAGTCGCAATCGGCTGGGGCTTCATCGGCGGAACCAGCAAGTTCTACGCCATCACCCACACCACCGAGTGACATCATCCACACACATGGGCGGCGGCGACGCCGCCCATCCACTGATTTAAACGTCAACAACGAAAGGAATTGAGATGGGCGCAAAGCAGTCTTCCGCAAACGTGACATTCTCGAAGCCGGGCGCCAGTGCCAACAAGTCCGGCTATATTTGGGTCGCCCCACTGGGCGCCACCATCCCCACCGACGCCACCACCGAACTTGACCAGAAATTCGTCGGCCTTGGCTATCTGTCCGAAGACGGTCTGACCGAACCCGCATCGTTCGAACCGGGCGATGATATTGTGGCCGCTGGCGGCGATACCGTCGCACAAGCCGACCCGACGTTCTCCAAGACTTGGACGGGCACGTGCATCGAAGCCCTGAACGAAGACCTGCTTAAGGTCGCCTACGGCTCCGCCAACGTGACCGTCACCGCCGCCACCTCAAGCGCGGATGGCGTCATCACCGTCAAGGAGCAGGCCGGTGACCTCGAGCATCATGTCATCGTCATCGACGAAATGCTCAAGGGTGGCCGTAAGCGCCGCAACGTGATGGCCGACGCCACCTTCCTCATCACCGGCGACATCAGCCATGTGCATACGGCTCTCGTGAACTTCGACTTCACCATCACCGCCTATCCGACCGCAAACCAGCCCGCACAGACCCAGTACATCACCATCCCAAAAAAAGCGTAAGCTCTCCGAATCCAACGCCGACAGTCACCGTATCCGATGGTACGGTGGCTGAAGACGGCGCGATGTAGGGTGGTCGGCGACTGGGGACAGAATCAGCCATGGTCATGCAATACCGGCGTGAAGATGGTCAAGGGTGACGATGATGTCTACGTTGGCGAATTGTCCCTCCCGAAGGGCGCCAAAGTTCGACATCAAGATTCTGAAGTCCACGGGCGCCACTACGAGCGGCGGCGATAATACTTGGTCTGCGGCCGGGTATGCGAGCACGCTGAATATGCCCGCATCGCACGATTTCGGAGAGTTCACAGACAATCTGATTCCCAACGGCAACTTCGACGAAGGACAGGTGAAATGGACACCGGCTGACGCAATTACCAAAAATAGCGTTGCTAACAGTAATCCGAATGTCGTAGCCCTTCAAAAATCAGCATCAGTAACATCCGACGTGTTCGTCATTCCGCCTAACCAGACGTTGCGACTCACTGGCTATTGCATGGGCTGGAATGTTGGGAAATCTGGCACGGTCTTGATACAAATTGTCTCGCCACAACAGGAAGTGTTGTCTGAATCCAAGTTGGTGATAGACAGCTACGCTGCTTGGGATTCATTCAGCAAGACGTTTACAACAGGTGGAACATCGTTGGAATGCAGTGTCAAGCTGACAAACAATGATTCCCCAGCAGCTTTGCTGTTCGACTCGCTCAGTCTCGTCAGTACGTGACCAACATACCCCGCGCCGACCGCGGCGCGGGGTATACTTATATGGAAAAACGCTTCACGAAAGGAAATCCAATGGCAAAACGCAAGCCCACCATCACCATCGAAGACTTCAAGGACGGATGGGCGGACGCCTATGCGAAACTCCTGCGCAACCGCAAATTCCAGCAAGCCATCCACAGCGACAGCATGGAAGACAGCGTGGAAACCGTATGGCTCATCGACAAGCTTATGCAGGCCGTACTGACCGAAACCAAGTACGAACAGCTTATGAACGCGGTTGACGACGACATCATCGACGCATGGGAATACCTGTCGGGAAAATTACCGACAATTACGGAATCACCGTCGAAAGACTGACCTATGCGATAGACCCGGACAAGTGGGACAGCCAAATCTTGGCTGATTTCGCAAGCCAATACGGTAGTCCACGACAATACACCATATTGGAGCGGGCGAAACTGATAGGCACGTTCGGCGCGGTCGCACGACTGCTCGACATCATCCAACAGTCGACGCTCGCCCCCTACTCCGGCAAGGGACGGAAACCGAAAAGCGTCTTGCCGGAAAACCGGAAGAACACCAAGAAGGAGGATGATTACGAACTCGATTCGATGAACACTGAAGACATCGACAAGGCGTTGGGTCTTCACCGAAAGGAGCAATAGATGGCAAAGGGTAGCATCGCAACCGCATGGATACAAGTGCTTCCATCGTTGGAAGGCTTGCAGTCCGCACTTGTCAAGGCAAGCAAGGGCGCGGTGCTCACCCCCGCCGTCCAGCCTAAACTGGCGTCCGGCACAAGCCGACTTTTCGCTTCGCATGGCTTGGGCATGTCTAAACTGTTCTCTGGCTCGTTCAATAAGAGCCTCAACCTGCAAGGCGGTGTGAAAGGCGCGCTCAACGGCGTGTTCGCTTCCTTCGGTTCAGGCGGACGGCGTTCCGCCAACGCTTTCGGCAATGGCTTCGCAAATCTTGACCTCGGCAAGTATCTGAACGCCGCTGCAGCTGTCGCCGCGGTCGCATCGGTCGGCAAAGCCGTCAAAACCGTCACGTCCAACATTGTTGAAATGGGCAACCAGTGGGGGCAGACCACCGCCATGCTGAAAAACGCGGTAGGCACCACCGGAGACTATAAAGACTCGCTCGAAACGTCACTGGAATACGCGAACAAGGTCGGCGTCACCACGGACGATTTCATCCAGTCCGCTGCGCGTCTCCGCACGCTCGCGCCGGAAGTCGTGACCAATTACGGCGACGCCGCAAGATTCACCAAACTGCTCGACATGAACATGATTAGCACCGGCGCGTCCACTCAGGAAGCATCCAGCGCCATGCGGCAGATTACACAGGCTTTGGGCAAGGGCATTGTCAACGGCGATGAGTTGAATTCCATCATGGAGAACTCGCCGCAAATCGCACGAATGCTCGCCAAGCATCTCAACGCGTCCGTAGGCGACCTGAAACAGTTGGGCAAGGAAGGCAGCATCAGCGGCCAAGCCCTCTACGATACTGTGTTGGAGAACGCGGACGCCATCGAACAGCAGTTCTCCACCATGCCCGTCACGGCAGACCGCGCGTGGAACAGCATCAAGAACACGGTCGGTGCAAGGTCGGAGGAAGCCGCGACCGCATTGTCCGCCAACCTCGGTAAGACGTTGACCGCCATCTCCAATTCGGGCATGGTGGACATGTTCGGTGAAATGCTCGCAGGATTCGTGCCATTGTCGAACGCGACTGCGACGTTGGCTTCGACGTTCGTCAACCAGCTTGCGCCAGCTGTCAACAAGGCGTTCAACGTGCAGCAGGTCGAACAGTTCCTCAGCCCGTTGACGAATCTAATCAGCCTGAACTCGCAGAACGCCAACCTCCTATCCTCCTTCGGCGACGCGCTGAACACTGTAGGCGTCATTGGCACCGCCGTGTTTTCCCTCATGGTCGCCACGAACGACCGGTTCGCATCCCGCATCCCGTTCATCGGACGCGCATTGGTCAACGTGAAGGACACGCTCATCGAGCTTGGTTCCAGCTTCACTAGCGCGTTCGGAGCCGCGGTGTCCGCATCGTCCGCGGTCATCGACAAGCTCGCATCCATGTCCGCCGTGATGGCGAAAACGCTGTCTGAATCGACGAGGGTGCAGAACGCGCTCGGCAAGTTCAACGTCGCGTTCGAAGACTTGGGGACGTACGCGTTCAGCTTCGGCGAGAAAGGCGCGGAAGGCTTCGAAACCGTCCAGCAGGCCGCGATGAATCTGCGCAATGGCGTGGGGCAGGCGTCCGAGAACGTGAAGCTGCTCCAAGCCGGGTTGAACGCGATGGGTTCCGACGCGGACGCGCTTCCCGAATCGTTCCTCAAAGCGTTCGAAACCCTCAACACCGAAGTGGATGCCGCCGCGCGGAAGAAGGCTCCGTCCCTCATCCAAGCGTTCCATGACATTCGCGCAGCCGCCGACACCATCGTCGTGGATTCGGACATCTACCGTTCGTTGGACACGGCCGGACAGAGCGCGGACATCTACCGTGACAAGCTCGTGCAGGTGGGTCGCGAATTCAAAGACCTCACCGGCCTGAACATTCCCGACATGTTCCTCCCCTTGGTCGGGTCTGCCGTGTCCGCGTCCGACAGCATCATGCAGACGTTCGGCAATCTGAAGACCGGATTGTCCAACTATTTCGCTAATACGGCGCAGCAGTGGGCGCCGGTCAAGGAGATTTTCGCCGAAGCCTTCTCGAACGCCGCCGCATCCGTCAAAACGAAAATGGAAGCCATGCGCGCCGACGTCGAATCCGGCGTGTCCTCCATGGTCGACAGCGTGAAAGGCAAGGCGTCCGAGTTCAAGACGGCGTTCGCCGAAATGCTTGACACGACCGGTATCGGCGAAACCATGTCCAAGATTGGGGCTGTGGTGGGCAATGGGCTTTCCACCGTCAAGGCCGCGCTCGAATCGTTTGGGTCAGAAGCGGCATCCACGTTGGCGATGCCGTTCAACGGTCTTCCTGAAAAGATTTTCGGCTCGTTCAAAGGGCAGAATCCGTTCGCTCCATTGACTTCCGCCGCGAAGACTCTTGGCGCCGGATTGTCAGCCACGGTCGGCGGCGCCGTGTCGCGTCTTGCGGGACGGTTCAGCCCGTTGGCGTCCGCTGGAAAAGCCGCCTTCGCCACCATCGGCTCCGCCGCGTTGAAAGTGTCTTCAGGCGCGTTGAAGGGATTCGGCGCAGCCGTGAATGGAGTCGGCAAGGAAATCGGCAAGATTGGCGGCATCGCATCCCAGTTGGGCGTGACAGGCGCAATATTCACCGGTTTGACGGCAGGATTCCAGACGCTGTTCAAACTCGACCCGTCCCAGATGACAGGCAAGTTCGACGAATGGCAGAAGAGCCTCGACAATACGCTTACCGGCATCCAGACGAAACTGCCAGCAATGGCGAGCGCGTTCGCCGCCGCCCTTCCGCAGATGGTGGCGAGCGTCACCGCGGCACTGCCGAACATCGCAAACGCGCTCATGAGCGTTGGACAGACGCTCGCACCCGCGTTGATGACGATATTGCCGCAAATCACCCAAGCGTTCTCGGACATGTTCGCCCAGCTGCCCAGCTTCATCGCCACGTACGGACAGCCGATGCTGGAAGCGTTCGGCACGCTGTTCGCCACACTCGCCGGACAGATCCCGTCGCTAATGACCTCGCTTGGTCAGGCGCTGGTGGCTGGCGTTCAGGCCGCGTTCAGCGCCGTCAGCGCCAATAGCGCGGAGGTTGCCGGGTTCATCAGCGGATTCGGCGCGTCCTTGGCTTCCGGCCTTCAGACGTTGGGCGCCACCGTGGTGGCCGCGCTCCCGTCCATCGGTCAGAGCATAGCATCCGCGTTGCCGACGTTGATTCCAGCATTGATGTCCGCGATTACCAGCGTGATAACCTCATTGGCCGCAGCATTGCCGGGCATCGCCGTCGCCATCATCCAACAGCTGCCCGCAATCATCGGCGGATTGGTGACCGGCATCATCAACGGGCTGCCCACGCTGCTGGGCGCCTTCGTCAGCGTGGTGGGCAGCATCGCCGCGAACTTCCCAAGCATCTTCATGGCTGTTGTGGGTGCCGTTCCTGCGATTATCGGGAACATCGCCCGACCGTTCGCTGGATTGGGCGGTCGTATTCTTGGTTTTATCAAGAACATTCCGGGTAAAATCATGGACCTGTTCGCTGATGCTGGCTCGTGGCTGGTCAATTCCGGCGAGGCGTTGATGAACGGTCTCAAGCAGGGTATTCTCGGCGCTGTCGAAAGTGTAAAAAAAGCGGTCAGTGGCGCGTTGCAGAAGGTGCGAGACTTCTTCCCGTTCTCTCCTGCGAAGGTCGGCCCGTTCTCCGGCTCCGGCTACACCAGCGTGTCGGGCGAACATCTTATGCGCGACTTCGGCAAGGCCATCGGCGCACAAGGCGCGTTCGTGCGCGGTCAGGTCGACGATGTGCTCGGCTCGTTGGATTTTGACCAGATTGACGCGACCAATCTTGGCATGGTGTCGGCACCGCAGCTTAAAGACTATACTGGAATGGTGTCGGCTGGTGACCAGCGGTATGCTGGCGGCGTCCACATCGACAATGTGGTGGCAAGCCCGTTAAGCGACGTGGAACTCGTGGCCCGCCGATTCGGATACGCGTTAAACAATGAGATGATTGGAAGTGTCAGACCTTGAGCACGATAACCGTCACCGTGGGTGACATCACGCTTTACGGCGATGCCGGACACGAGTTCACATTGGTGTCCATGAGCGGTTTCGACGATTTGCCGTCAGCCAAGACCGAACAGGATGCTTGGCCTAGGGCTGACGGCAACGCCATTCCCGGCACCACGTATTATGATGGGCGCACCATCACCATCAACGGCTATTATGCGGCCAGCACGGTCGAAGATACCGACGAGATGATGCGCCGTCTCCGCGGCGTGGCAGGACGGTTGGTTCCCGTCACCGTGCAGAAGGGTGCTGGCATCGCATTGTCGTGCGATGCGGAACTCAGGTCGATGACCGTGGACGAATACCGGTATCGCGGGAAGGCCGGTTTCCAGATTGGACTGCTCGCCCCATCCCCATACCTGTATGGGCCATTGCAGTCGCAGACGGTCGGCGTGCCGACAGACGGCGAAGGTATCCTCGACCCACTGACCGACCCGCTGACGGAAGGCGAGGTCGGCAATCCGGGACGTGTCGCCATCACCGGAAGCGGTTTCGCGCCAACGCATCTTGTCGTGAAAATCAGAGGCGGATTGTCCGAAGGCGTGCGCATCCACTGCGTCGAAACAGGCGAAGCAATCGAATTCCACCGTCAAATCAACCCCGACGAGACGATGGTGTTCGACTTCGACAATGAGCGTGTGCTGTTCCAGAACCAGTCGGATTTGAGCATGTTCCTCACCGAAGAGAATTGGTTCCGTCCTTCGGGTGATGCGACGATACAGTTCACCCCATTGGGTGTGCAGTCCGGCGAACCGACTATGACGGTCGAATGGAAGGAGGCTTGGCGGTGAAAATCTATCTCGCAGACCTGTTGACCGGACGTCGCATCATCCCATTGCCGCACACGTCTGCGGAATGGGAGATGAGGCTGAACGACACCGACTCGCTCACCGTCAAAGTACCAATCTACGCTTCGTCCGACAATACGCGCGTCCAGTATATTGCGAATGATGCGCGACTGTTGGATTTGAGGAACACCGCCGCCATCGGCAAGACCGTCATGGTCGCAGAAGATGATGGGCTGACGGTCGGCGGAGTGCTCATGCGCCGCGACTATGACGCCGATACGGGCACCTTAACCTTGGTCGCCTCCGGTATGTGGACGTATTTTGACCATCGGACGATTCTTCCGGCGAAGGCGATGGGGAAAGGCCTCATCAAGTCGGACGGTTCGCCAGACCCCCAATACGACACGCACTACAAGAACGTCACATGGAACACGGTCGCACGCAATCTCGTCGAACAGGCGATGAGCTGGCCCCACAGCAGCATTCCGGTCGTGTTGGAGACAGCGGAGACAGGCAAGTCCGAAGCGAACTATCAGGCGGTCGATTTGAATTACGTCGGCGAAGTGCTGACGAACATCACGAACTACCAGAACGGTTGCGACATCGGATTCTTCCCCACGCGCACGGCCGACGGATTAGGCTACGAGTGGCATATGAAGACCGGTCATCCGCTGCTTGGCGGCGAAACCCACTATTTCAGCGCGTCAGCCATGCAGCCGGGCATCGCATCATTGTCCGCCACGGATGATGGCGACAAGCTCGCCTCGCTGCAATGGTTCACGTCCGGCAAATCAGACGATAAGACGCTCGTCGTGTCGGCCTACACGGATGTTCTGGAAAATGCGGGAGCGCCGATTTGGGAGAGTGTGGATTCCAGCCATTCGACCGTGAAGCGGAGTGACACGCTTCAGGCGTATGCGAACGAGGCGGCCGCCGTCTACTGGCAGCCAGTATCGTCCACTGAGGCGAAAGTGCATCGCGGATACCTGCATTCTGTTAATCAGACGCTCGCCAACTATACGGTCGGCGATTATATCAGGTTCACGACGAAGGGCGACTGGTATTATGTGGATGGTGCGCATACGCGGCGCATCACCGGCATTAAAGCCGATGAAAGCTCGAATTGGATTACATTCACGTTGGGTGACGTGTTTGACGGTGTGAAAGTGACGGTGGAATAATGGAAATCGTGGTACATCAGGGCGAGTCGGCTGACGGCATCCCATTGGCCGCGGATGATGCGAATACTCTCGACGTGAAGAATCCGGCTCAGGCGACCAACAAGCTCGTGTCCACCCTGAACGAGTATGGTCGCCGGTTGCGCGAATTGGAGAAACCTTCCGGCTCGCAGTTGACTCAGGCGATTCAGAAGGTGTTGGACATCAGCGCGAACATCGATAATACGGTGGCCGCATCAATCAACAGGAACTCGTATGACCGTGCGACCATCGACCAGAAGTGCAATGCTTGGAATTGGGGCGTGCTATCCACCGACCGTGGCGGCACGCATACGACGAACGCGTACAATAACCTGTTCACGGTCGGCCCATGGCGTGCGGTGTGGGCGTTGTCTGACGGCACGATGGGCACGTCACAGTCCAGCCGCAAGGTGAAGCAGGATTTCCTCAAGCCGGACATCACGTTGGAGCAGATGCGTTCCGTTGATTGGACGCTCTACCGTTTCATCGATGACGTGAATCTGAACGGCGACAGCGCGACAATCCATGTCGGCATGATTGCCGAAGAGTTGGATGACAACGGTTTGGGGCAGTTCGTTGAGTATAATGATGATTACGAGCCGTGCGGCATCAACTATCCGATGCTGGGCGTGTGGGCGATACATGAAGCCCATCTTGCCCATGACCGTATCGACCGGCTTGAGGAACGTTTGAAAGCGTTGGAAGGAAAGATTGATAATGGCGTTAAGGAATAGTATCTTCGCAGTGTCCGGCAATGCGTCGTTTATGGACGCGCGTCGTGACATGAGCGGCCTGTTCGTATGTGACAAGACCACGATGCTGCCGATTGCGGGCATTCTCGACCGTTCGCAGGACAATCTCGTCACCGGCAACAGCAATTCCATGAGTGTGACCGTGCATCCGTTCAACGCGGTACTGAACCGTTATGGCGCATTGCTTATCCAGAACGATGGAAACGTGAAAGTGCCGCTGTCTGCTGCTCCGTCCGCTAATTCGCGTATCGACGTGGTGTACGTGAAGCAGCATGAGACGCGCCCGCCAATGTCGGACGATTCGGATTTTCCAGTGTTCGGCGTGGTGAAAGGCGTGGCAGCTGCGACGCCTGTGGCGCCCGGTGTTCCGGCTGGCGGTTTGGCTTTGGCGCAGGTGCTGCTTCCGGCTGGCGTGTCGAATACGGCCGCGTCTGGCGTGGTCATCACGCAGTTGTATGTCGGCGCCGCGATGAAGGGTGACATGCTGCGGGTGCAGAATTCCGCCCAGCGTGACGCATTGACAATGGTGCCCGAAGGTACGCTGCTGCATAATGTGGCCGATAATTGCGATTATGTCAGGAAAGGCGGTAAGTGGAAGTTCGAAGGACCCTTCACGGAGAGCAACCTTCTCAACAAGAACACTGCCGGGTGGGACGTCGTGCAGATTCGCGGCACCGTCCACAATGGCATTGCGAACGGGTTCTTCTGGTTCAATCGCGCCGGAGATTGGCGTAACGCAAAAGCTTGGGATTCTTCGCGCGTAATGGACCTTCCTGACTCTCTTAAGGCGAATGGCATCGACCTGAATACCCCCACATCAAACAAGGATGTGGTGCTGCAGATCATCAACAACGGTATCAGCATCCGTCCGACCGCGAACCATGACTTCTTGAAAGGGGAATGGATCTCCGGTAGTTTCTCCTTCCAGCTGGCGTAGTCCGATTGGAGTGCTTAGCCGATGTTGTAGGTGAAAATGGGGGAAACGATGCGAGACCCTACCGCGCCGCCAGCATATTCGATGTACACGTTGCCGTTGTCTGCAACCCCTGCAATGGTCGGTAAATAGCTGTCTCTCGTTGGTGCATAGACGCCTTCGGAGCTTGCCGGATAGAATGCGCTGTTATTTACCTGTCCGATAACCACCTTCGAACCCCAGCCGGTCAGATTGATGCTCGCGCTCAACAGGTCGATGTTTCCAGTACCGCCAGAAGCCCACATGTGTACCTTATTCGCACCGAGGTGAATGTCACGCCATGGCATGTTCCACCCACGCCACTTATCGCCTTTCCTGACATAATCGCAATCATCGGCTAGAATAGTGCCATATGAGCACTGACATCATCGTAGCCCTAGTGACCGGATTCTGCGCCATCGTAGTCGCAGCGGTCACTTGGATGCAAAACAGACGCGGCGACCTGAGCGAAGCCTACCGGCGACTCTCGGAAGCCCAGTTGAACATGCAGCGGGAAATCGACCTGCAGGACGAGAAGCTTGCCGAATTCATTCAGGAACGCGACGAACTCCGCTATCAGGACGATTTGAAAACCTCCTACATTCGGGCGATGGGCCATTGGCTTGGCGAACTCTGCAACGTTCTCGACCCCGAGTTTTTGAAACAGCATCCGAAGCCAAGACTTCCCGACGGGTTGAGGAGTACAATAGAACCGTTGGCAAAGGCTACCAGTAAGGAGCAGTGAATGTTGTTCACTAAGGATTTTTGGGTTGACACGTTGGAGCGTGCAATCCGCACCGCATGTCAGGCGGCATTGTCGGCTGGCGTGGTCGGTGGCGTCGGCTTGTTTCAGGTCGATTGGCTGAACGTCTGTGGCATCGCCTTGGTCGCAGCCATCGCCAGCGTGCTGACGTGCGTGGCGTCGAGCGGCAAGACCGATTCAATCAGTCCGGCATCCTTCGCAATGTCCGATAAAGCGAAGGTCACTGGCAAGCATATCAAGAATACGGAGGTTTCCGAATAATGAGGATTGTGGATATCAGCAATTGGAAGGCCGACGTTGACCTTTCCAAGATTGACGCCGATGGCGTGGTGGTCCAGTGTACTTGGGGTGCTGGCGAATGTTCGAACGACCATGGTGTGGTGAACTCCGTGTGGGTTGGCGCCGATGCGAAGATTCAGGCCGCCGCCAAGCGCGGCCTTGCGGTCGGATACATGCACTATATTCGTGGTGTCGGCGCTTCGGAGGAAGCGTATTTCTTCGCCGAACACACGAAGGGTTATCTGAAGAAGTTCGTGCCAGCCATTGACTGGGAGGCTGACGATAATGCCGCTTGGGGCAATCGAGCCTATTTGGATGAATTCCTGTACCAGTACATCCGACTGACCGGCGTGAAGCCGTTGGTTTATGCGCAGCGTTCCGAAATCCCGTTCATTAAGGATATTGCAGCCAAGCATGAGTGCGGTATTTGGGAGGCGTGTTATGCTTCCATGGATGCGGTCGGCTGGCAGGATGCGAATTCGATTTGGTCGTATGTTGCGTATCCGATGCGCCAGTTCACGTCGAACGGTCATATCGGAGGCTATGCTGGTTCGCTTGACCTGAACTATTTCGCTGGCGATAAGGCCGCTTGGGATAAGTATGCTGGCGTTGGTGCTGACACTCCGGTGAATCCTGTTCCCGTGCCGGTGGCATCTCCGGTTCCGACTGTGGTTCCCACCACGTATATGGTTGCGGTCGATGCGTTGAACGTGCGTACCGAGCCGTCGTTGAAGGGGAAGGTTGTCGCCAACTATTCTCGCGGCGAAAAGGTCGTGCTGGATGGTTGGGGCGCTTATGCTGACGGCTTCCTGTGGGGCCGTTATGTCGGCGCTTCTTCGGGCCAGCCGAGGTATGTCGCAATCGGCACTGATTCCGGCAGCGACTGGTATTTGACAATGTGTTGTTGACTGTGATACAATGAGGGCTGTTGGAAGTTTTTCCAGCAGCCCTCCTTTGGTTTCTCCTCAGCCCCCGCAAGGTTCATGCGGGGGCTTTCTCTTTAATCATCCAACAGCACGCATATCATGTCCGCTAGGATTGCGGTCGCAACGTATGCGACGAAGACGCGCGTGTCCCACGCGTCGTATACCAACATGATTGCCGCGATGAATCCCAGCATGATGATGGTGCAGATGATGAGTTTCAGGATTTCCATATCAGAACTTCTCTCCTTGCGCTTCCATCCTCTGTTTCATGCGCCACACCTTATGGTCCATCATGCTACGCAATTCAGATGGTTTCAGCCCGTAGATTGCGACTAGCAGGCTGAAGCATATCTGCACGTCGGCCATTTCCTCATACAGGTTTTCGATAAGCTCTTTCCGGCTGACCATGTTGTTGGGGTCTTCCGGGTTGAAGCGTTTGAGCTTGCTGATTGCCTGAATGAGTTCGGCGCATTCCTCCATGCAGACGGTGGTCTGCGTGTCGATGCCATACCGTGCGATGCTTCGCATTTTCACGGCGCTTTCCTGTTCAGGGCTGAGATAGTATTTGCTGCTGTTGCGCCAGTCTGGTTCAATCACGGCCGCGCAACCTCCAACATTTCGTACAATATCCGTTGAACAGCCACATTTCTTTCGTGGTGAGTTTTTTAAAGCAATGCTTGCATAGCGTCGGGTCGAGGTGGGCTAGCATTCTAGTAACACTCATCGGGATACTCCAATCCTTCCTGCCTGTCTTCGTCCGTCAATGCCGAATCGATTTCCTGCTTGCAGGTTTCGCACAGCATTTCGGGATACCATTCCTCTAATGTCATGTCGCGGCCACAGTCGAGGCATTGTCTTGGTGATTTCATGTCATACCTCCACTGCCGGCTGTGGAGCCTTCTGGTTCTGATAGTGGCCGACCATGCCGTATGGTTTCATCGAGGCGGCGTTCAAGTATTCGAACGATACCTGCCCGATTCTCATGCCGGATGTCAGCATGATGGGGAAGCTGTTCTCGTTCTTCAATTCGACGGTGATGGTGCCGATGAATCCGGCGTCGATGAAGCCTGCGGTCACGTGCGTGCAGAGTCCGAGTCGGCCAAGGCTGCTTTTCCCGTCGAACCGTGCCATCATGTTGTCTGGTAGGCTGATTTTCTCCACGGTGGCGCCTAGTACGAACTGTCCGGGCCGTAGCATGTAGTGTTCGTTTATTCTGACTGGTTTGGTGTGGATACCGCGCAGCGTGTGGTCGCTGCCGTCCGCATATCCGGCTTTCCTATCCATTTCGTAGACGATGATGGTGTCCTGCAAGGTCACGTCATACGAGTTGGGGTTCAACTGTTTTTCAGTGTATGGCAGGATGAGGTCTTGGTATTCCACGTACTGTTCGATGGTGATGTCGTTCAGCATTTTCTTCTCTCCTTATTCGTCGCAAAGGCGCTGCGACAGTTCGTCGTCGCTTATCGGTTTGATTTCGTACAGGTACATTGCGCATGCGGAGGGGTTTTCCATCTTCGCTTCTGCTGGGTACCGTTCTTTGAGTTCCTGCACGGTCATGCCGGTGAGCTTGGCGAATATGCTCCACGTCCAAGGGCTGGCCTCATAGTCGCCGAACGGGGTTTCCGAGAGGATGATGGCGTTGCCGAGATGCGTTCCTGTGAAGGCGTCCGTGAATATGAAGGCCACCGTCTCATATGGCGACAGGGATTCTCGTACCACGAAGCTTGTTTCCTCGGATTCTATTTTCCGCCATTCTTCGCGGCCGACTTTCAACCGCGTCACATTGCGGTTATCGCTGGTCTCATTCTTCTCTCCTTCCTGCATGAACGCCAATGCCATTACGAGGTAGGCGATGGCGTCCAGATACGAGTCCTCTTTTTTGAGGTTGTATTTGATGCGTTCGATTTTCAGTTCGGCCATCATGAGGGCGACATCCACTTCCGCATCGTCGCAGCCGAACCATCGTTTGGAAATGTTCTGGAACATGATGCGCGGATTGCCGTATTCTTCGGCTTTCTCCCCGTTGAGTATGTTCTTCACATGGTCGAGGTTGTCGGCGATGCGCTGGTAGATTCCAGAGGGGTTGAGGATTCCCATGTCGCGGGCTGCGGCGTCCACGTCTTTGCGCAATGCGCTATCGACAATCGGCTGGTCGATGAGGATGTCGGTTTTCGGCCCGTGATAGTCTGGAACCGCCTTGTTGGCGCCTTCCATCACTTCATCCCAATTGTTTTTCCTTGATGATGTCATCGAGGGTTTTCCTTCCTTCTATCACGTCCATGACTTTACGGTTCCATGGCGTGTCTGGTACGAGTATGCGCTGCCGTCCCTGATAGGGGCTGCCGCGTCGTATCAGTCTTCTGTTGGCCTGCTCCCAGTCGGCGTATGTCCATGGGAGGTCGAGCCATATCTGGTCTTTTATGAGATGCTGCAATCCGTCGACGCCGGTGCCCATTGACTGCGGGTTGGCGACTATGAGCCGGTATTCCGCCCGTTCTTGGTCGGCCATGGTGAGGAATGTTTTCGCATCCGTGCATGGCGTCCAAGTCCGGTAGATTTCGTCTCTTACCGCTTTGAACCGTGTCCATACGAGCAGTGGTGTATGGTCTTCGCGTCTCTTGGCTTCATCGTATACCGTTTTGATTTTGGACACGCCGAACCAGTAGGATTCTCCACGGTCTTCGGTTTTGTATGCGAAGCCATCGTCGAGTTGGGCGAGTTTGACGGCTGCGGCGCTCGCGCTTGCCGCGTACACGTCTTCGGCTAGTTGGTGGGTGTTTGTCCACTGTTCCAGCGCCATGTCTTCCTGTTCGGTTTTCGGTGATGGGAGCCATTCGACTTGTGGTAGCGGGTTGCCGCCGCGTCGTATGTCCAATACGAGCTTCTGTAGCTGCTGGCATGCTTCTTCGACCATGGGCTTGGAGTACGTGTATTTGACCACTGTACGCCCTTGCACGCTCATCGTGTACGGTTTACCGTATCGCGTCCTGAAAGCGCCTAGAGTGCGCCAAGAATCGCCTAATAGGGCCATCCTGTCGTTGGCGTGCGGATACATGACTACGGTCTGCCCGTACAGGTCTTCCAAATCCTTCGGAGCGGGCGTGCCCGTCAACATCAGCACGTCCTTGGCAAGGTCGCTGATGCCTTTCACGACTTTGGAACGTCCGCTCCTAGGATTCTTCACCATGTGGCTTTCATCCACGATGAGGCTGAAACCGTCCGGCACTTCGCCTAGCTTGACGGCCATGTTATAGGACACCACGAGGAAACGATGGTCTTCCGGCCATCCGACCTTCCGGTAGTCTTCGATGGTCAACGCCTTGCCGTGCGACCATTGGCTGATTTGCGGCAGCCATGCGGTCTTCACGACGCTTGCCGGACAGATGACGAGGATATGCTCAGCATCGTCCAGCAAGTCCATGCTGCGTTTCGTCTTGCCTGTCCCTGCCTCGTCGAAGATGAAAGCCCTCACTGTGGTTCCTTCCCGTGCTCTGCTTCCCATGCGGCTATGCGCTCGCGGCCTTCAGGCGTTTGCTTCCATCTGCGCCAAGACTGATAGCACACGCCATGCTCTTCCGCGAATTTCTCCTGCCATCTGCGGCATGCGGCTCTGGATTCCTCAGCATGCCGTTTCCTGTATTGCCTCCAATAGTCGAGCATTTTCTCGTGGTTCTCGTTCATCCACTTCTTTTTCTGCTTCCGCTTATGCTCCGCTTTTTCGGGCGTCATGTCGGCGTAGCGGGTGACTGTGTTCTTCTTCTGGGCGGGCGGCATGGGCTTGGGTTGGCGCATCTGTTCGATGTCGGCCCAAATGTCACCGTCAAGCGATTCGTATACGCTACTTTTCATCATGCCCCCTGTGATTGTCGATGAGGTCGGTGATGCCTTTGACAACGCCGACGAGGATAAAGACGCCCGCCGTGATGCCAAGCACGGACAGGATTGTGGCGAGCAGGTACAGGCAGTTCATCATAATCTCATGCATTTTTCTTCTCCTTCACCACGCTGAGACGGGTGGTTGTCGATGTTTTCTGGAATGGGGTCAGGTCGGCCGGATGCTTGCTGAAATACGCTTTGTAGTCGGTGGTGGTGCGCGTGGTTTCCGCCAGTCTTGCGACATGGCCTTCGCATGCTACCCGTTCGCCGGGGTGTTCGTCCAGCCATGTTGCGAGCTTGTCCTTCAGCGCCTCGTACCGGTCTTTCGCTTCCAATAGTTCGGCCAACAGTTGCTGTCCTTCATTGTCCGTTGGCTGTTCCGCATGCTCGTATTCCGTCGCATGCCGTTCAAGTGCGCCCGCATCCATCACGTCGGGGACGATTACGATGTCGAGTGTTTTCTTGATTCGTTCGGTGATGTGGTCGGCGTCCAATGTCTCCCATGACGGGGGGCGTTGCGCGTAGATGATTTCCGCATAGTCCGTGTCCATCATGCGGGCTTCTATCTGCGCTTGGGCCGCATATTGGCGGCGCTGTTCGGTGGTGAGGAACGCGTAGGATGGTTTGCTTCCCGTCTTCACCTCGACGGTATGCAGCAATCCTCCATGGTCGCGGTATGCGGCGTCAAGGGAAACGTGCAGGCGTCCGTCAGTGTAGAAGCTGTTGTCATACCATGCGAGCTGTCCGTTCTCCAAACGTTCAACGGGAGTGTTCTTGCTGGCGATGGCGAGTTGCAGGTGCTCCGCATACAGTTTGACGAGCATTGGTTCCCAAATGCTGCCGAACCGCAATGCCGACTGGACGGCCGGAACGTCAGGCGGGGGGGATGGTAGTTGTCCTGTTGCGATGAAATGCGCGAGACTTGACGCGCCTATCGTTTCCTCACGGGCCTTGAGCCATGTTTCACGGTCTTGGAAGACGCGGTATGTCAGATTTCCTTCTTCCATTTCATTTTCCCTTCAGAGTCGACCACGAGGATGTCGTGGTACATGTTCGTCAAATCAACCCAGTTCTTGTAGAGCAGCACGGTGTCGACGGCTTTCGCACCGTAGAGGAGCATGACGTTCGCGTTATGTTCGGCGAGCGCCTTGAGTTCGCGGCACTGGTCGGGGCTTGGCCTTCCCACCGTGCGTTTCAGTTCGATGAACCATACGTTGCCTAGCGTGTCGACGGCGGTCACGTCGGGGAAGCCGTTGCGTGAGCGTCCTTCTGTTTTCTGCACGTACCATCCTTGCTGTTCCAAGATTCTGATGAGACGGTTTTGGATGGACGACTCCAATGGTTCCGGCTTGTGGTTATTCAGTTTCGGCATTCGTGTCCTCCCTGACTCTGACTGCGCTGACCCAAACGGCGTATGTGCCGTCCGGCTTGCGGCGTGTGACCGCGGCGTAGTCGACGTTTGGTTCCGTCCATGATGTGATGTGCTTGCGGATATGGTAGGCGATGGCGTTCGCGGTGGTGCGTTTCTCGTATGAACGGTATTCTGCCCATCTGCCTGGATTGCGTTTGAGCATCGTGTTGAACACGGTGTTCACCCGACTATTGGAGGGGGGGGTGTCTAGGAATTTCGTCATTCGTTGTCCTTCGGTTTGAAATATGCGGGCATGATTGATTTCGGCAGGATTCTGCCTTCACGCTCCAAACGTTTCGCGTGCGGGAACAGCCAGCCGCGGGACACTCCAAGTGCCTTCGCGGCTTGGCTGATGTTCATGCACGTGGTGAGCGCGTCAATCATGTCTTCGTCACTGTAGTGGATTGGCGCGTTCATGGCCGGTTAGAATTCCGGTTCCGGTTCGTCGGCGCCCTCGTCGTCGATGGTCGTTTGCGTGTACACGCCGAACTTGTGGGGGGCGGGGGTGTTGTTCTTTTCGATGCGCAGCAGTTGCACTCCGGTGAGGAAGTATGTGAGCTTGCCTTCCTTCGTGCTGCCGATTTTGAACGCGACGTTGGCGAGCGTGCCGTCGCCCGGCTCTTCGGTCAGTTCGACATCGTTGGCGTTCTGGTCAACGATGCTTGGCCTCCACTTGCTGGACAGGTTGACGAGCCACTTGCCGCGCTGCGGCTGGGTGCCGTCCTTGAGGGTCACAAGGTCCCCGTCCTTGTAGCGCAGGTTTTCGCCATTGGCGCGGACGCCCAACTGTTTCGCGGCCGCGACGAGTTCCTTATGCACGTCGCCGTTCTTCGGGAAAGCGAGCTGCAACTGGTAGTTCGGTTCGATTCCGCGCTGTTTGGCCGCGTCCGACTGATACTTGTCCTTGATGTGTACGAATCGGATTTCGCCTGTCGCTTCGATTTCGAGCATGTTGTTTGCCATTGTTGTTCCTTTCAGTTGAATTCTTCTGTGAGAGAGGGGCGGGGGAGTGATACGGCTGTTTTGCCGTCATCGTCTATCACCGTGGTGAGTCCAAGCAGGTGGATTAGCCCGTAGCGTCGATAGTATGTTTCGAAGCTGCCCACCTGTTGAGCCGCGGCCGCGGGATACGTGTAGCTGCTGCTGACCGCTTCGCCATGCTGCACCATGTCCATGAGGTTTTCCCTCTTATGGCGTGCTTCATAGACGGCTACGGTGAGCGTGTTGTACACGGTTGGCATGTCGCTGTCCGCGCCCACAATCTCGCTCGCGCATACCGCGGTCCAGCCTAAACCGTGTTCGGCCATGCTGTTCTTGACGAGCTGCCAAATGTCGTTGAGCGTGGCGTACTTGTAGCCGTATCCCTCAGTCGTGCGTTTCACCGCCTCGACGGACTGTTGCACTTCTTCGATGCGGCTGAGCACGTCGTATCGTCTGTCATCTGTCATTGTTGTTCCTCCTTTTTTCGAGTTCGTTTTTAATAAGCGTTTCGTCTATTGCGAGCCGGTATGCGCGTTCCACGATGTCGTCGAAATCCTGTTGGGTGTGGGGGGTGTGTTCGTTGATCGCGTATCTGGTTATGGTGGCGAGGGCGTTGCCCGTGGGGTTCGACTTGTATTCCTCTATGCGGCCCTGCCATACGTCGTGACGTCCTTGCAGCCATGCTTCAAGCGCGTTCTGATAGTCCTTTGCGGTGTATGGGGCCGCGGTGTCGAACACGATTATGTCGCTCACCACGTCGATTCCTGCGTTGAGCGCCCTATCGGGCAGGCAGTGCAGGAAGCACTCGACCCTATCGTGAAAGTATTCCAATGGTTTCATTGTTTTACCTCATTTCTTTGATTTCATTGTTTATTATATCAGGGCGCGCCTTGCGACACGCCCGGAAAATTCATCAAACATGCCACCACATGTTAGACACCCATACACCGCGGGAGAGTTCAACCGGCTCGCCCTCAAGCCACTTCAGGCAACCGTGGGGGGTTATAAGCGCCACTAGTCCCTGTCCGTCGAACACGCGGTTATCGTATCCGCTATCAATCCACGCATCAACCATGTTGCGGGAGTCGGACGCATGCGGGCCAACCTCATAATCGTATGCGATACCGTTATGCGCGATATAGCCCCTGTCCGTGTGGAACGGATGGCAGTTGCGTGGTTCCACAGCGCCATGCGTGGCGAGTCTGAAATGAATCAGACACGGGGCGTCGCGCAACTGCCGCCAATGACCGTAGATGAAGCCGACCACTTTCAGCGGATCAACGTTCTTGAACACCCTCAGGCGCTCGCCATCCCACCAGCTGACGCCACCCCCGTCCGGGTTCGTTTCACTCATGGCTAGGATGTCTTCGGGTTCGGGCATGGAGCCGGGGACCGCTGTCACGATAACACACATTTTGTTTTTCCTCCTTAATGGCGGGGGGCTGGACGTTCCAGCTCCCCCGAAGATTTTTTCAGTCGTTGGCACGCGTGGCGGCGATATGCTTGCGGATACGCGCGTAACGTTCGCTCAGTTCGGGGCGCCCGGCGCGCTTGAGCAGGCGCAGCGCGGTGCGTTCCAACGGTTCCGCGGTCGGCTTGCCGTGGGACGCGCGTGCGATACGGCTGTGGATAATGTTCTTGGTCACGCGCGTGGCGGTATCGCCATGACGGTTGATGTACTCGTACCCGTTCCAAAGGTTGTCGCCGCTGTGCGCATGGTATAGGTGGAAGAAGTCAAGGATGGGGGACTTGTCGCCCGCCTCAATCAGTACGGTAGCCATCTGCATGTAGCGGTGCAGCGGGCGCAGGTTGCGGGACGGGAACGCGTAGCAGGGTTCGGGGGCTAGCAGGCGCTCCTCTACGCGCTTGCGGCCACGCTCGCGCCGCTCCTCATGCTTGCGGTATTCAAGCATGGCGGGGAGCGTGTCGCCATGGCTGTGGCGTGCGGTACGCGACGCCATCACGTTCTTCTCGACGCGGCGGCGGATTTCCGCGGCGCGCCCCTTACGCTCGCGCTCCTCTTCCGCTTTTTGTGCGGCCTTGAGGTGGCGCGCCTCGTTGAGTCGTTCGGCGAGCGTGCGGCGGGGCGTGTCGGTCACATTGTCGGCCATGCACGAGGAATAATGCTTGATAACGGACGCTTCAATCGTGCCACGGGGGTGCTTTTCGAAGAAGCGCCACATGGCGCGCAGCCATTTGACGGCTGGAACGAGCTTGCTGGCGCTGCCTTCATACCAGCAGTCGAACGTGCGCAGTTCGATTGTGTCCGCGTGCTCGTCGTTGACTGCCGTGTGCTTGCCCGTGTACTCGCCATGGTTGAGCGAGCACCAATAGTCGTCGTCGATGTGGCGCATGTTGAGCAGTCGGCACTGGTATGCGCTCAGTCCGCGCAGCGCCCAATACCAGCGGCTCGCGCACTGGTTGTCAGTGCGTGCGACGTGGATGTGTCCGCCCGCGTTCTCTCCGTACTCTGGAATGCCTTCCACGATACGCTGCAAGGCGGGCAGTTTGGACATGTCGAGGATATTGGATTGCAATTCCACCCCGTTCCGGCCTAGTGACGGATCAGTGCTCCACCCTGCTATCAGTTCGGAGTCGGCGACTGTTTCCACGAAGTCGTGGGATAGTTTGGACTCAAGTTCAATCTCGACGCCAAACGTGAATTGTTTGCCGTCGCCGAATGCGTACGGGTAGACGTACTTAGCCTCTTTGGAGTCCATGAGGATTTCATTGACGCGGTGGCGCGGGCAATAGTAGCCGTTACAAGTCAGGCTGTCACCGCAGTAGTCGCACAGCACCGCGTCGCAGTTGAAGGCGTCACAGAAATAGCAGTCGCCTCCGTCCGGATCGATGGGCGTGCCGCATTGCGCGCACCATTCCTCTTTGTCGTCGAAATCGCCAACGTTGTATACGCGGCGCATTTCGTCTCCGTTGTTGAAGCGCACGTACAGTTCGCTGCCGATTGCGACGCATCGCGCGTCGCCTTCGGGCCACCTGTCGCGGTACGCCTTGAAGAGGCGCTGCGCCTTGTCGTCGCGCTCGATCCATTCCGCGTACTGTTCGCCGCCTATGATTGCGATTCGTTCAGCCATCGTTACCACTGCTCCTTAATAGTATGGCCGATATGTTTTCGTGCCCTTGCGGGACTCGAACCCGCATGTGGGCCGCTAGGGCTGGATGATCAGGCGGTGAACCAGTCAATCATCCTTAGTGTTTCGTCGTCCGTCGCGCCTTCGCGTGTTATGGCGGTCATGGTTGGCGTGCTGACGCACACGATGTAGTCGGCGAGCGGCACGTACCGTACCGTGTGGACGCCTTTGGTTGCGGTGATGTTGCCGTTGCGGCTGTACTTCAGTTCGTAGCCGCGTTCGGTCATGTTGTCGATGAAAGCTTGCTTTTGCATTTTGTCCTCCTTGGTTGATGTCTCTAATATATTACAGCGGTATATCGCTGTCAATGTCGGCGTGTCGCGTCACAGTTCATCGAGGGTGTACACCTTGCGCCATGCCGATCCGGCGCCCTCAATCTGGCGGCCGCTCTCGATGGCCTTGCGCATCCACGGCAGCGTTATGCCCTTGAACGCGTCGTCGGCCTGCGCAAGGAACTCCTTGACGTGCCGCAACGTGGTGGCGCTCAAGTACCGCATGGCGATTTCAACGCGGTAGACTTCGGTGCCGTGGTCCTCGCCGACAGGCGAGACGGCCGCCACGGTCGTGTCATACGACTTGAGCACGAGCTTGGTGCCCCCGTTGGTCGCGTAGCGTTCCACGAACGCTTTGCCGTAAAACGATTGGTGCGAGTCGTACAACGGCTGTAGTTCGAACGTTCCTTGATACTTCATTTCAATCACTCCTTGGTTTGTTTAATGGGTTTGTGGTGTCGGCTTGGTTCAGTGCAGCGGCCAAGGGCTGGCCGACGTCTGCGTGAGTTTGCCGTCGTGGTATTCGTAGCGTTCTCCCGTCGAGGTGATGAAGAAGCCCTCGCCACCTTGGATGTAGCCCTTGCCGCTAAGTTCCTTGCTCATTCCGTGCCTCCTTGGTTGATACTTAAAATATACCAAACCTGACACCATGCGTCAAGTCGGCGTGTCGCAAGAATGGTTCTCAATACCAATGAACCATGCCAACCAAGTGAACACATGAACCACGTCAACAAGCGAACCGCGTTAACCAATGAACCTCATCAATGAATCAACAACAGCAACATATGAACACGGTTAACACATGAACCACGTTAACAGCCAGGGGGAGCGCACCCCAATACCCCGGGGGGGTACCGGAACACAACACGCCCGGAGC